ACTTTCAGGTTGTTGTGTGTGATTGGCCATAACAAATTCTCTAATTTCCTCTACTGTTGCGGCAGGCATGTTTTTGCCTGCATCTTCGTCGATGCCATACAGTTCGCACATGTATATGCATATCATCAATATATCCAGGCTATCCAGGCCTGTGTCCAACAACTTCTCTGTGGTATCAAGCACAGGATTGTGTGTGACATGAACAGGTCTTGCCACACGAGCCACTGCATTAAACAATTCTAAAAAGTCCATACTATTCCAATCTATAATACTATACTTATTAGTATTGCATTTTAACTGGCTTATTGCTTCACAGTCTGAGTGCTCATGCTTCTCAGACCCAGTTCACTTTGTGTGACCTGTAGATCTCCGCCATTGGTCACTTGAAAACTCACGTCCATGATATACCAATAGTAGGCTGGTGTGATATTTTGATCTGGAAAGTTTGTGAATATGGTTTCTATGTTGGGCAAGGTTCCTGTGCCTGTGAGTCCAGTAAATCCTGTGCCTGTGTAGACTCGTTTGGCAATCAATTTGTCGAATTCAAAGAAATAACCCGGATTGGCAGGATCAGTGTTGGGACTGCCAATGTATCTATTGATGGCCACAGCATAACTTAAATCACTTGAGGTTGTGGCCAAATAACTGATCCGGTTGTTGAGTTGAGCAGATATGAACACACGGTCATTGCCGCCATTTACAACAATCTTGGCATTGCAATCAGTGCTGAGTGCATAGACTTTGGGCACAGCACTGGTGTTAAATAACTTGACAGTTCCACCTGAGCCGGGTCCAGGCACCGTGTAAGGATCTGCGGTTCTGGCAATAACATAGGTTGTGGTGCATGTGGCCACACCAATAGGATCATATGAACCATCATATGAACTGCTGGTATGCAAAACTGTCAATGTTAGGTCATTAGCAGGCGAAAATCCTCCCAAATCAGTGCCTAATACTTTAACTGTATCTCCAATCTGATAACCCATGCCAGATTCAACAATGTCAATAGTGGTATTTGCTGAGGAATAAGCAACAGCACCAGATACTGCCAAGGTTATATCTAATTCAAGGCCGGTTCCAGATCCAGTTAATGTTGTTGGAATTATTCCACTATAGGTTGTGATAGATGCCGATATTGCTTTAGTGCCAGACAATGTGAATTCTTTGGCCCCTTGTTGTCCATCTACAACATCATTAACTGTGATGTTGTTGCCAGGCACAAATGGTGGTGCAGCCTGGGGTGTGGCAAATTCAAACTTCCAGGTGTATGGATCCAACAGTGTGCTGGTGCCCAAGGCAATAGGTGCCACATACAATTTTGGAACAGGATTTGGTGTGAATGTTAGATCATTGTCAATGTCGGCTGTGATCACTGCACTTAGATTCACACGCACACCACCTGAAGTTTGAGCACCAATACTGGTCACAGTAGTGCCTGGAGTTATGCCATAACCACTCACTGTCATGCCCACAAGGATACCAGCCGCAGTGGGATTCACACTCACATAGTTGTCGCCACTCACACCTGTGGCAGCACTATTGATACTGATTTGTGTGTAAGGTATTCTAAAGTTGCCTGTTAGATAACCAGGAGTCCATTGTTCATAGCCATTGAAGTCCTGACCCAGGCCTGCAGGACCTGACAACAAATAGTTTAGGGCTTCTGCTACGGCCGCATCATTGCCTGTTTGAACTGGAAATTGCATTAGCGATCATCCTCAACTTGTGTGATTTGCCAGGTAGTGGCTGAACATATCCACACATCTGTGGTTGATGAATTTGACAGTTCGATTGTGTTCACACGGAACGCATTTTGATTGATCTGTGCCCAGGGATTTTGACTATTGCTGGCCCCATTGGCATCAACGGGTATGGTCACAGGAGTCTTGGTAGTGGGTGTTGACCCCACTGAGTTTGATCCTTCTATTGTGACAGTTAGATTGCCTGGTGAAGGTATAATTGGTATGTTATCTGTGCCTGTGAATGGTGTGGCACCAATGTTCACAACCTCGGGCAAGATGCGATGCACCATGAGTTTGCCTGAATAGTCTTTGATCAGTTTGATATTGTCTCTGCGGAATGTTGACGCAATGGCACCTGTGGGATTGGCATTGCTGGCGACAAATGTATAACCAATGTCTTTTTGCACCAGTTTTTGGTTGGTTTCGCCACGTGCATACACAATGGTTCGGCTGCCATAATTGGGTGTCCAAGTATTGCCTGTCAAGGTATAGATGGGTGATTCACAACCCATTGTGGCCGAAGTCACATCTCTTGGTGCGTTCCAGCAGTCAAGATCATAGCGATAGGCCAACATCTTGTTGGGCACACCACCCACGGCTGAACTATCTGGATAGTAGATTTCAATTTGATTTTTTTGTGTGTTGGTTTCCATAAACACACGATCATAATATTGAGGATTCAACTGATCAAAGAACCAGTTCTTCACACGCTGATTGCCAATACCTGTAAAGTCATTGCCATCAAACACCCAGACATCTCTGGCATCAATTCCATACACCAGTTTGTCTGTGTTGGCCCAGGTGTTGCTACTCAGCAGGCCGCGACCTTGATTATACAGTCTAACACCCAGGATAGGTGCTGATGTTGTAGAATAGTTCAAGGGTGAAAACACAACTGTGTCCCAGTAACTGCACAGGAAGAATTGACCATTGGATGGGAAAGCATCCAGACATGAACCACGAAGCGGCACCTCCAATTGGTTGGCCACGTTGGTCACAGTGGGTGTCCAACTTTGTGGTGCTTGATTCAGACCAAATGCCTGGCTCCATTGCACTGTGACAGGATAATTTACTATGGTGTCGTCAAGTTGTGTGGCTGTTAAATTGCCAGCAACCAGGATTGAACCCACGTTGGGTGTGTTATAGATACGCAAGAAGTTGGCATAATAACTTTTCCAATTTGAGTTGTAGTTCCAAGCATACAATGGCGTCACAGTTGCACCATTTTTCAGCAGGCCACCAGCAGGTGAGGCTGTGTAGTTGATGGTGGAGGTGGTGCTGGATACCACTGTGAATGTGCCATTATAATAGTTGCCACATCCAGAAAGAATAATCTTTTCACCGGCCACATAAGGTGCTGATGCTTGTGTGGTGCTCAACTGAATCTGTTGCACAGTGGCACTCACATACACAATGGTGCTGATACTTAAAGGCAGGGTGTTGCTGTATTTGACCAAGATTGCACCTGCTTCATCGGGCAAGAACATGGGAGGATTTTGTGCGTCATTGAAGAAAGGCACTGTGCCTGACCAACCTTCTGTGATGTTGGTATTTTGTGCATAAACGCCTACTCCGCCCACAGGTGTAATTTCATACCAGGCCACTGTGTCTGATCTGGCATACCAATGACCTTCTGTGGTGGCCACTATGAACCAGAATGTGCCATTGCGTCTAAAGCCCGAACTCACATAGGTGGGTGTGCCAGTGATGGTTGATAAAAATTCTTGATCACCGGCCACTGAGCGTATGCCACGCACATCTGCTTCCACGTTGATGCCTGCGTTGTATTCGTTGGGACCCAGAGCCGTTGATGGCACGTCGGGTGTGTAGGTCATTTTGGCAAATGGTATTCTTGCTTCTTGATAACTTGAGTTTATTTGAGCCACTTGTTTTTTCCTTGTTATATTGGGTAACGGATTATAATCACGCCATCACCACCATCATAGCCATAAGGCGACAGATTATAAGCACCGCCAGCACCTCCACCACCAAGTCCATTGGTGCCATTTAAATCGCCAAAACCATTTCCTCTTCCGCCACCGCCACCTTGACCACCGATGCCAACATAATCCCAGGGTGGACCTGCTTCAGGAAATCCACCACCACCACCACCTCCATAATAAGTTGCAGTGCCTGTTATGCTGGATACAGCACCGTCGCCACCGTCGCCACCAAAACCGGTGTAGCCATTGCTGCCCGAATAAACAGCACCGCCTCCGCCGCCGCCACCTGTGTTGCCACTTATGGTAGTTCCACCATTGCCTCCACCCACAGTGCTGACACCGGCTCCAGCCCCATTATTGCCAGGAGCACCACCACCACCACCACCATCAGATCCTGCTACAGCACCGCCACCAGATCCTAAAGTTCCACCTGCTCCGCCACCAATTGCTGTGACAGTAGAAATTCTTTCTCCTGCTATGCTGGTAGCATTTCCTGGATATCCTTGAGGATGACTTCCACGACCACCACTGCCACCATTGCCCACAATAATGGTATAATCTACTGCAAGGTTAGGTATGGTAGTGGATACCACTTGTCCGCCACCACCGCCACCACCATTGCTATAACCACCACCGCCACCACCACCGACCAATAAAACATCTATAGGTCCTGAACCAGTGCTGTCTATGTTCAACGTGAATGTATTATAAGGAGCCCCAGTGCTGGCATTGGTCAATGTATGCACACGATATGTGGTTCCACCAGAAGTGTATGTGGTCACATTGCCTACCACACTATTTAAAGAATTTGTTATATAAATTACTGCACCTTGATCTACGTAAATTCCCGATCCGATGTTGATACCAGAACCAATATTTGTTGTCATGATCAGTCCTTAACTGATGGCAATGGTTAGATTGCCTGAATCAATGGTGAATGAATCACCGATCTTGATGTTTCTACCAGAGATACCTTTGTAATACATGATGTTGCCCGCTGTTGAACTATCCACAATGCTGAATGCAACCACTGTGGGCCAGTTGTTGCCTGTGGCAGGACCAAAGGTTGTGGCCACATTGCTGGAGACTGCACCATTGGCAGGATTTGAAAATGTCACACTTGTTCGTGAGTATCCATTGCCTGTGAGTTCAGTGCCACTTGTGCTCACAGTGGGTGCTACGGAATACAGGGCCGCATACACATTAGCAGGGCTTGTGTATGATTGATTTCTTAAGGTTGCATTGGCTATTTGATTGGCCAGGTTGTAGGTCATTGGCATTATGATGTGTCCTTGGGAATAGAAGTTGAATAAGCGTTGTTGAACACAGTGGTGTTACCTGCAGGCACAATTGTGGCCTGACGATTGTTGGTTGTGCCTGTCACAAGATCGCCTGCTGTGTCTGTTAGATACCAATTTGAATTTGAAACATTTTCGTAATTGGTCCATTGATGATTGACCCAGGCCTTGCCTGTGCCAATGGTGTTGTTGGGTCTTGTGGTCAACCATGTGGTATCACCACTGGCTGCGGCTGTGAGCGGATCCCACATGGTGCCAAGACTGATCCAGTTTTGTGCATAGGTATTGATAGTGGTGTTACCACCTGCATTAGGTCGCCAATTCATTGTATAACTGCCAGTGTTGTTGAGATCAATTGATCCGCCAGAATTCACAATGTAATCTGTAATATTTGTCCAGGATCCTGATGACTGTTGTTGGTCAGATTTCAACAACAATGCACCTGTTTGAGCATTATACACAGCCAAACGACAATAGGTATTGCCTGAGCCTGTGCCTGTCCAATTGGTATACACTGCCGAAGTTTCTGCTTGACAATAGACCACGGTAAACCAGGTGCTGGTCCAGTTGGTGTAGGGACCTGGCAAACCATTAGGAGGAAACAAAGCAGGACCACCTGATCCATTTAGAGATCCTGCACTGAATACCAAGTTGCCTGCTGAATTGATCTGCACCTGAGGTCCAAATTCATACACAGCACCATTGTTGTTCATGGTGTAGATTGGACCACCATAATAGGTATTGGTGGACAGTCCGCTGGGCCAGGGCAGTTGCATGGTCCAAGCCAGAGTGCATCTCAGTGTGTTGTAACCTGTGAGACTGTTGTAACCACTCACATTCACAGATCCTGAATATGGCACAGTCCAGTTACCATAGTTGGGATATGTGCCACCTGTGAGCCAAGAGAAAGCAGGTGTTTGATAAGCCGCTTGGCTTACAGAAGTGGCCACAGGGATGTTGATGTTGATGGCTCCACCCTGGTTCCACCATCCTGCGTATTGACTGGCTCGGCCTAATCCCAACATATTATGTGAACTCCGGTGATATGGTAATGAGATATTGATTGGCTGCTGATACTGTATCATAAGTGGCTGTGATTGATATCATGGTCACAGCGTTGGCAGTGGCACCCACGGTGGTAGAACCTGCCGCATACTTGTAGGCGGAGCCTGTGGGCATGGTCACAGCGTATGGTGTTGAACCCTGCCGCAGGATCAAGGTCACTGTGTCAGTTTGATACTTGGTAGCAGGAGTATATGTCTGACTGGCTGAAGTCACAAAATTGGAGAATGTGACTGATGTAATAGCACCAGACAAATATATCGTTTGCACCTGACCATTATTTTTGTCCACTGCAAGAGTGCCTGAAGTATTGGCACCATCATATTGGAATTCATTGAACAGTCTCAAACTGCCCAGTTTTACCTGAGCAAGATCATCATCATTTCTCAAGAAATAATAGTTGGTGGCCGATCGCATCTGTTCTGTATTGGTGCCTGTGCCCGCAGTCTGACCAAATATGCCTTGACTGGTGGCACTGTTCATGTAAATGCCATACACATTGGTAGGTATGGGATTGCTTGAACCGCCTGGATTGCCTTGCAGTTGCAACACCAGGCCTGCCACATTGTTGGCAACACCAGTTACACTGGTAGAACTAAAAAGGGTCACCAGGTTGCCTGCTGTGGAACCATTGTTTAGTGTGGTCGATGCTACCAGGCCCACACCAGAATACACATTGGTGTTGCCATAGGCTACCACTGTGTTGGGTTGACCCACAGTCAGTGACATACTGCCACCTTGCACAGAGTTGAGACTGGGATATTGAACTTGATAATTACTGCTGCCTCCACCTATGATGGCAGCACCAACCACACCGCGTAGGAATGAGTTGGTATTTGATATGTTGCCTGTAAGGCTTAGAATAGATGCCACGGCCAGGCCTGCTATTCTGGGTCCTCCTGAATCAGCCACAGCGTAAGTGTCGTATATTAACACTTTGCCGCCTCTGGCACCATTTAAACTTATATTCGTAAGACTGGTATTGCCGTTGAAGCCTGTGCCTATCACAATTTGACTGTTTGAAATTGCTGTGACATTGGCTGGGATGCCTGTAAATGGTGCCACTGTGTTGACAAAGTTGATGGCATTGCTGGTGGTAATGATTAGATTACCAAGGTTCACATTGCCAGTGGCTTGATTGAATGTGAAATTGGCATTGCCAGCAAATGCTGAAGCATTGTTGTATTGAATCTGTGTGTTGGAACCACCTGGCGAACCGCCGCCTCCTGAGATGCCTGTCAGTTGCGATCCATTACCAATAAAGTAGTTGCCAGAGATATTGCCTGTGGCTGATACCACACCTGCTGTGAGCAAGTTGCCTGATTGTGTGTTTCCGCTTACACTTAGGCTTGTCAACACTCCAACACTTGTGATATTGGCTTGAGCATTTGAGGTCACTGTGCCAGCAGTTGTGGCTGAGCCTGCTGAGGTTGCATAAGTGGCATTGGCCACAGTGCCTGTGACATTGGCACCTGTAATATTGGTCAACAGTGATCCATTGCCCACAAAGTAACCGGCTGTGATATTGCCCGAAGTTGAAATGGTGTTGCTACCAAAACTGGCTAAAAATGCACTCACATTGGTGTTTGAATATGTGCTGTTGCCGCCTGATATGCCTGTTAGATAATAACCATTACCAACAAAATAGTTGGCAGTGACATAATTTACATTGCTGATATTACCGCTGGTGCCTGTGGTCACAACGCCAGCACCTATTAGGTTACCAGTGGCTGTGACAATGCCAAGACTAATAAGATTACCACCAGTGATATTGCCACTTGTGGATAATACACCGGTTGTGATCAAATTGCCGCTTGTGGTATTGCCACTCACTGTCAAACTTGTGAGTGTGCCTACACTTGTAATATTGGGCTGGGCGGCAGTGTAAACTGTGCCAGCAACCAAGGCATTGGCCACTTGTCCTGTAACGTTGGCACCTGTTAGACTGGTCAACAATGAACCGTTGCCAATGATGTATGAGCCTGTGACATTGCCTGTGGCACTGACCAGGCCAGCAGTTCTTATGTTGCCACCTGTGATGTTGCCTGTGGCAGTGATCACACTGCCAATCAAGGTTGCTCCTGTAACAGCACCTGCGGCACTGACCTGTCCTGCGGTGAGCAGGTTGCCGCCTTGTGTGTTGCCACTCACGCTTAGACTGCTCAATATACCTACTGAGGTGATATTGGGCTGTGCATTTGTGGTCACAGTGCCTGAGAATGTGGAGTTGTTGGCGTTGAGGGCATAGGTAGCGTTGGCCACGGTGCCACTAACGTTGGCACCTGTGATGTTGGTCAGCAATGAACCATTGCCTATGATGTATGTGCCTGTTACATTGCCTGCGGCTGATACTGCACCTGCTGTGTTGAAATTACCGCCTGTGACGTTGCCTGATGCTGATACCACACCACCCAAGAAACTGCTTCCTGTCACTGTGCCTGCGGCTGAAATCACACCACCACTCAACAGGTTGCCACCTGTGATATTGGCAGCACTTGTGATTGTTGATGTGGCCGAGATCACGCCACCTGTGATCAGGTTGCCACCTGTCACATTGCCTGTTGCCGAAACCACACTGCCCAATAGGCTGGATCCAGTCACTGTGCCTGCGGCACTAATTATGCCTGTGGACAACAAGTTGCCATTCACACTGTTGCCACTCACACTTAAACTGGTTAGAATACCAACTGAAGTGATGTTGGGCTGTGCATTGGTTGTGACTGTGCCGGCAAAGGTTGAGTTATTGGCATTGAGAGCATAGGTGGCATTGGCCACCGTGCCTGTGACATTGGCTCCTGTTAGATTTGACAACAAAGATCCGTTGCCAATTATGTAAGCACCTGTAATATTGCCAGTTACTGATACTACACCACCCAGATGACTTGAACCAGTAACGGTTCCTGTAGAACTTATCAAGCCACCTGTAAGCAGGTTACCACTGGTGGTGTTGCCTGACACTGACAATGAGGTCAGTGTGCCGACACTGGTGATATTTGGTTGTGCATTGGTTGTGACTGTGCCAGCAAATGTTGAGTTATTGGCATTTAAGGCATAGGTGGCATTGGCCACTGTGCCTGTGACATTGGCTCCGGTTAGACTTGTGAGTGCTGAACCATTGCCAATCACGTATGTGCCTGCGATGTTGCCTGTGGCACTGATGCCTATGCTGGTATTCCAGGCATTGGCAGTTGAATTGTATGTGAGTGTGGCATATTCAGAGCCCACAGGACCCACGCCCAGTCCACCACCATTGGCAGCGGCTGCTGTGGCAGCATTGTTGGCCACATTGATAAATTTGTCATTGATAGTGACTGTGTTGCTGTTGATGAATGTGGTGTTGCCATTCACTGTCAAGTTGCCATTGATCACAGCATCTGTTGTGATGGTCAGATTGGCACCTGTAATATTGCCTGTGGCTGACACTGTGCCACCTGTTGCAATATTGCCACCTGTTATGGTAGCGGCTGATGTTATTGTGCCAGTTGCACTGATTAGGCCACCTGTTAAGACATTACCACCTGTGACATTGCCAGTAACTGATACCACACCGCCCAGATGACTGGAGCCTGTTATGGTTCCTGTGCTGGATATCAAACCACCTGTCAATAGGTTACCACCCTGCACATTGCCTGACACACTGAGGCTGCTCAAGATGCCTACACTTGTGATGTTGGGTTGTGCGTTTGTGGTCACAGTGCCAGCGTAGGTTGAGTTGTTGGCATTGAGAGCGTATGTGGCATTGGCCACAGTGCCTGTTACGTTGGCACCAGTCAAGTTGGTTAACAAACTACCATTGCCAATCACATAAGCGGCAGTGACATTGCCACCTGCACTCACAGCACCTGCGGTCAACAAGTTGCCAGATTGTGTGTTTCCATTCACACTCAATGTGCTTAGAGTTCCAACTGAAGTGATGTTGGGTTGTGCGGCAGTGTAAACTGTGCCAGCAACCAAGGCATTGGCCACTTGACCTGTGACATTGGCACCTGTGATATTTGACAAACCACTTCCGTTGCCATTGATATTGGCACCTGTGATATTACCACTACTACTCAAACTGGTCAAGATGCCAACACTTGTGATATTGGCCTGTGCGTTTGCTGTGACATATTGTGCTGTGTTGGCAGTGCCTGCTGAGCCTGCTGTGACAGCATAGGCAGCATTGGCCACAGTTCCTGTTACATTGGCACCAGTTAGATTTGACAACAAAGATCCGTTGCCAATATGATAAGCGGCAGTGACATTGCCACCTGCACTCACAGCACCTGCGGTCAATAGATTGCCACCTGTGATATTGCCTGTCACACTGATACTACCACCGCCCACATTGCCTGTAATGTTGCCGATGAAGTTGGCTGCTGTAATATTGCCCACAGCACTGATAGCGCCTGGTGCTGATAGATTACCTACAGCGTCAAAGGTCCAGGTTGGATTTATATTGCCGATGGTATTGGTGGCTATGGCAACATAACTATTGGAAAATATTGCGGCTTCACCAGTATCATTGAAATAAGCACCTGTGTTGACTCCCTGGGCATTGCCTGTAATGGTGATTCTCTGATCACCTTGTTCAATTATGCCACTGTTGTTGGTAAAATTGATCAGATTGGCCAGCACTGTTCCACCATATGTGGGCAAGAAGTTGGCCACATTGGCATTACCATATGTGGCTGGTAAACCAGTCAGTTGTGAGCCATTACCAAAGAAATAAGGTGCTGTGACATTGCCTGTGGCACTGACCTGTCCAGAAGTTAGGAAATTGCCCGAAGTCACATTGCCTGTGGTTGATATGGTGTTGCTACCAAATGCAGCCATCAGGCTCACAACGTTGGCATTGGAGTAACTGGCTGGCAGTCCTGTCAACTGCGAACCATTGCCTAAAATGTAGCCACCTGAGATATTGCCTGTGGTTGAAATGGTGTTTGAACCAAATCCGTTAGCCAAGAAGTTTGACACATTGGCATTGCCATAACTGGCGGCTATGCCTGTCAGTTGTGATCCATTACCAATGAAATATCCACCTGTGATGTTGCCTGTGGTCACAATGGTGTTGGAACCAAAATTGGCCATCAAACTGGTTGCGTTGGCATTTGAATAATTAGCGGCTATGCCTGTGAGCAAACTACCATTGCCCACAAAGTAACTGCCGGTCACAGTGCCTGCTGAAGAGATAACACCTGCTGTGTAAATGTTGCCGCCAGCACTGACTTGTCCACCTGTGCGTAGATTGCCACCTGTGATGTTGCCACTCACGCTGGCTGTGCCAGTGATGCCCATCTGATTGGTGGCTTGATTGAATGTAAAATTGTTGGTAGCACCGGCATTGCCGTTGTTGTTGTAGAGAATGTCAGTGTTGGCACCTGGCACAACCAAGTTGCCTGTGATGTTGCCCAGAAACGTGCCAATGAAATAACCTGTTGTGGTTATGTTGCCGTTGGCATTGATTGCACCAACCACATTGCCGCCAGCATCTGATCCCACTGCCAGCAATGAAACCACATTGGCGTTGCCATATCCAGTGGCTCCCGGTGTAGCATTACCAGTTGATGTGCTGTAAAGCGAGGTGTAATTGCTTGAACTTGTTGTTGCCATTGCTGGATCCTTATTTTAAACTGTATTGGCGATATTGTCTTGGCTGCCAAACACTGGTGAGTCGCGTGTGCCCACCTGACCATTTGCCCAGATTGTTTTGATCATTCACAATGTTCCAGGCATCAGCATATTTCTGTTGATACACAGCGGCATCTGCGTCATTGTGGCGTTTGATGTAGTATTCACGCAGGCTGGCATACACATAGCCTTCGGGCCAGGTCTGAAGCACAGCATTGGTTTGCACTGTGGTAGGCGGATTGGTATCTACAGGAGCAAACAACAAGGGCCAGGCCTTGTAGTAATACATGTTGACCTGTGCACCTGCACCAATCCAGGGCAGGAATTGATACTGATCATAAACTTCTGAGAACTTGCCGCGGATAACTGCTGGCACGTTGACAGGACTCAAATACAATTGGGCAATCATGCCCTGTGTGATGATGTCACGATCGCCAATGCGGTCATACACAATCCAAGGACCTGTGGCACCTGATGTGCTTGCCACTGTGGAGAATGTGAGTGTGCCTGACACAGTGCCTGTGTTGGGCAAGTCCAACACAATGTTTGTGGTTGAATTGAAACTGGCAATTGAGGCTCCGGACGCAATGCCTGAACCTGCCACAATCATGCCTACCTGTAGACTCTGTGAGGGTGTTGAGGTCAAGTCAATGGTGTATTGACCAATGGTGCCTGTGGCAGTGGCTGACGTTGAATATTGATTGCCTTGCTTGAAAAACAAGATGGGCTTGTTCATGTCTAACGGAATTGGTATGCGTCCCTGACTGTCAGCCACGCCAATGTTTTCTATTGCATATGGATCACTACGCAGGGCAGGCAGTTCAATGTTACGCATTGACAACTCTGCCAGGTAGATACATTGTTTGATTTCGGCTGTGTTGGTTGACCCTGTAAAGTCTTTTAAGAAATCAACTAAACTGTCACCATCTGGGATCTGAAAACTCATAGGGTATGTCCTTTAAAGAACTTTTGTTCACCAGCCTTTGCAGGATAGGGAACATCAATTGGAATGGGCAATTTGCCACCTGGATAGCAAATATACTGTGGGCACTCTTGTTGCACCACACGATAGAATTGTGCTTTTAGTGTGCGATCATGCTTGATAGCCGCCCAGGGCATGCCACCAAAATAAGTGTCTGAGATTCTAATGCTCACAACATTGGGCAAGTCCATCCATTTCCAACCCAGGGTGCCGTCCGGCATGAGTGGAGCAAGTGGATCTGGATAGCCTGCTTCGGCTGCCTTGCGGTATTCAGCACAACGGCGTGCCACTGCTTCAGCGTTCATTTGCTCGCGACGGATGTAGAACTTGCCATCTTCGCGACCAGTTGTGGTCTTGATATTATGGCTGGCATTCCAGGCAGTGCGGCTCCAATCGCCTTTCATGGCGTTGTATAACTTGTCGTTTTTTAGCAGTTTGTCAGCCACACCATTGTGGTTTGTCACAGTGCCACCGTGGTCTTGACGCCAGTAGTCGTGATTTCTTTCTGGGTCAGTGTCGTCTAAGTATTCGGGTTGGTTGATATCATAACTCATCCAGTATTTAGTGGATCCGTAAAGAACCACTTGAAAGCAACAGAAAAGGCCCCGAAGGGCCTTTTGTATTTCCAATCACCAGGGTGATTAGTAAGTGCTTCCGCCGCCTGCGTTTGTGCGACTGACGAATGTTGCACCACGTGGTGCTGCCGGAGCAGAACCTGTTGTGGAGATGTTGTTCAACAAACCAACGCCTGCTGGGTTACGAACAATTAGAGTTCCTTCAAGCAAGAACTGATCCAAACTTGCGTCAGCGTTGGAGAACACTTCGTTGTTTGGTCCCAAATCACGGAGCGAGCCCCATTGCAGAACGTCCTCATTCAAGAAGTAGATTGAGTTTGACACACCAGACTGGTCCATGATCCAGGAATCATAGATTTCGTATGTGTAGTTAAAATCTCCCTCATAAGTCTGGATTGTGTCGCCACGCTCCACATTACGACGGTTCACACTGGTGTTGGAGTTCACAATGTTGTCAGAGATCATGGTGCGTAATGATGTTGGAACAACCATTGTGCGGATCTTGGCATTGTAACGCTGTTCAGCCACAGTGACCAATTGCTTGTAGATTACAGGAGCAAATGTTTGGTTGGTGAACGTGCCAGTGTAGAACTGTGTGCCGTTGGAGTTGATCACCAAGTTACCAATGTTGGCAGTAGAACTGTCACTGGAGGCGTTGTTGGTGTTTGTGGTGATGTTGGCAATGGCAGCATTAGAAGGGTTGAAACTCAATGTGCCTGCGAAACTGGCCAAACTACCCATACGACGACCGCCTGTCTGGGCTGTGCCTGGGTTGGTGATAGCAGTTCCAGATTGTCCACTATACTGTGTGCCGATTTGGTCAGCACGAACAAGTTGTTGCTCAACGTCGAACATGAGTTCGATCAATTGTTTAACTTCTTGGTATGCTTGAGGATCGCCACCTGATTGCATTACAGCACGAGCAGTTCCAGAAGCCGCAATGGTTGTCTGGAAAATCTGTGTGTAGTTGGCCAAGTTGTAACGTGAATTAGATTCAGCGTTGCTTGTTGACACATTGGCACCCTCTTGCACGGCTTGTGCGGAAGGCAAACGATAGATGTCATCAGTCCACAATGGGAGTGTTGAATTCACCTTGCGTTTTTTGCTCATACACATGTTGAGCACTGGGGTATCGTCTTTTACACGATTTGAAACGTCTAAGTCTAAGTCTTTGACAACGATGTCACTTCCATATGCGGTCGTGCCGTTACCAATTTGACTGGTTGTAATTTCTGCCATGTTATTCTCCTTGAATATTATATTAGGCTATTATCTACCACCTCTTGCTGTGGATCTGATTTGACTCAGTCTCTGCATCAAGAGGTTGTCTCCGGCTTTTTTATCACCGGCCTTGGCTTGCTCACGAAGTTTTTCAATGCCTGAATCAGAACCTCGATTCTGAACAGTGCCTTTACGCTGTGTCAATTGTGCGATGCTGGATCCTGCTTGACGTGTTTGAGGTTTGGATCGATATTTCAATCCGTCTCTCACAAGTCCCAACAGGGTTTCATCTGACGCTATCAAGTCAATGTTGGGAACACCTGGTATGAGTTCTGTCTTGGCCCCGGTCCACAGTTTTTCGATCTTGCCACGCAATTCATTATAGACAAATTCGTTTCTCAACTCCTTGTCAGTAAATCCCTTGCGAGTATTTTCAAGAACTTCCTGCACCTGTTGTCGTCTTATGGTTCGAAATTCGTCCACTGCGGGTTTCAATTGACCAATCACAGCCTGCTGTTGCTGAATGTATTGCTCATTCTGTTGCATACTGGCCTGGATACGAGCCTGTTGGGCTGGATCCTGTGTTTGGTTCATCTGTTGTTGGAAAACAGTTTGATACCCTTGCGTCTTCACTATCTCATCATAAGCCTTTTGCAGTTGCGGTTGAACCGTAAACTCCATGGCCAATGTTAAACCTTCCTGGCGAGCCCGCTGTTCCTTGACAAATTCGTCAAACTCACTGCGTTCTACTTTTAACTGGCGTGCTTCTTCATGTATGGCACCTCCTTGACCCAATATGCTTGCGGCTTTCTTAGCGTCGATAACAACTTCTCGACCATTCCTGGTAAACTTGAACTTGGCATTGGGATTAGTCTCTGCAAATTCAATAAAGTCTATTAGTTCTTCACTACTACTGTCTGCGTCTGGTTCACTTACAGCATCTTGCTGGGTGACTTCCTCTGCATCGCCGATGGGCATGTCAGAATCCAAATTGGTTTCATCTTCTAACCCTTCTGGGGTTACAGGGCTTGTGGCTTCTGCCTCACTCTCCACAGGACCTGGTGCAGTTGGTCTGGTAGCAATAACCTGGTTACGCATGGCGGCCATTTTACTTGCTATTGATTCATCGCTGACTGCTGGTGCGTCATTGGCCGTGCCTGCGGGGGCATTAGGCGTGATCGTTGTCATCATATATTTCCTAATTGTTAAAAGGGCCTTGCGGTTACCTTTGGTGTTTTATTTATATCATTACCCTAAATTGGGCTGATTATCGTCACGTGCATTGGCTTCAAAAGAGATCACTTTGTTCTTTTGATACACTGCTCGCTTGAGACTTGACACAAAGCCATCAATGCCACTCAAGTAGTTGGCCATGGCAATGCGAGTCAGGTTGTCTGTGTCAGTGTGGCCGGTGATTGTGACCATGCTGTCGGCCAATTCAAACTTGTAGTGATGCACAAACATGGCCAGTTCGCGATTTTTTAGCAGGGCTTCTGCCTGTGAGCCATAGTGCTTGATTTGATCACGCTGGCTGGGTGTTAACCTCTTGAGATTTGAGGTATCTACGGTGAGTCTCGTGTTGAAACTCTCCACTGTTTCTGTTTCTATCATGATCTAATCCTGTCTATTCTAAAAAAGTCACACGCTTATAGTGTTAGTTGTAAACCTTGGGGTTGCCTGCTGCCACTGCCATGTAGTCCAGTTGAGATTGGGAATCGGATCCTTGTATCTCGGCCTTGATCTGTTCGGTTCTGGCCTGTGATAATCCTGCATCGGCCAGGCGTTTCTTGTCTTCTGCTGAAGGTTCGCGGTTCTTGGCAGCCTCTTGACCAGCCTTGACCATGGCCACCACTTCTGCATCCGACGGCAAGTAAGCGTCACAGTCTTTCACACCCAGCACATACAGGGTGTCAGCAAAGGGCTTCTTGACCTTTTTGTAAACGTCAGGATTGAGTGTGCCTGCTGAAGCCATGCCTTGCACTGTTTGATACAGGTCCTGCTGACATTTCTGGATGATCTGCTGGCGACCCAGGGCGTTTTCTTGACTCATCATGCCTAATGCCAATTCAGTTTGAATGTGATGACGATCACAGAAGTTCATGTCGTCCCAGGATTCATAGTCCATGAACACCGGTTTCTTTTCTGGGTGGTATTGTTGTGCCAGACGCTTGACACCATAGTCATCACCATACTGTATGAGTGTTCGCCATACCAACCAAATGGCTTCTTTCAAGCCATCAGCGGCATTACGCACTGTGTTGTCTTGAATGATCTGGTTGGGCGTGAGAGCCATCTGCAGTTTGATACCTGAATTGCCTGGACTCATGACTTCGGGATTGAACACGTCTGAAGGTGTGGTCATACCTACCATGGCCATGGTGTCCTGCTGAATACGGTTCATGGCCACTTCCAGGAATTGGAGGTTGCCCGAGGGCGGAGGCAGTTGATAGATGTCTTTGGTAGGATCAAATTTTGAATCCAAGATAAAGATTGCTGATTCACCATCCTGCAACATTTCAAAGTCCAGGCGGTCTGGTTTGACACCAATGCGGGGCGTGGCTGTGAGCAGGCCCAGTTGGATTTCTGCACGGGCGGCTGAGGTGTTGTATTCCTGCATGGGGATCACACTCTCAGCAATGCTCATGCCATAGAAGTTGCCAGGTAGTGGCTTGGGACACATGTTGGCCACTGGGATAAATTCCACTTCACGTGCTGATATGATGTAGGTGCCAGAATAGATCAATTCAACCAGTTCCAGTTCACCATCACCGTCGATGTCATACTTGTTCCATACAGTCACAATTGATACCTGGCGTGAATAAGGATCAGCAGAGGCTGCCGAGTTCACAGGTATACCCATCACAGGCACTGAGTCACGTGCGTGAATGGCCAAGTTGTTCAAGACTGAACCTGCTTGGTAAGCACCGTTCATGTTGTATTCAGCGTGGCGAGCAAATTCTTCCAGGTCAATGCCAGGATACAGTTCTACTGCTTCTTGAATGGTCATTGGATCATAGTAGCCGCAGAAGGGTTGGTCACGCATTTCAGCCACTGTGGGATCACAGATCCAGTAGTGCTGTGCAATTGGGTTGAACTTGATGCGTAGGTTGTAGCCTGTGAGTTTGTATTTGGCAGTGTAGATGGTGTTGCGAGCAATGGCTTCGTTGAGAATATCTTCTTGTCCCTCAATGTCTATGGCCTGCTGGTCAGCCATGACAGCATCCTGATCTTGTTCTTCGCCCAGGCTGGCAATGTGCTGGTCAATCATGCCTTGCACTTGTTCTTGCTGATGTTCGCCCATGAGTTGTTGCACTTCGGCCATGACCTTTTGCAAATCTACTGAGGTGCGACGTCGTGTTTGGCGTAGGGCTGTGAGGCCGCCATCGGCTGCCTGTTGTTCAAAGGCTCGCAGTTGATCTTGTGTGCCCTGTGTTTCCACATACCTTGTGATGGGTTCACGCACAGGCATGATCATCATCATGCCATTCTTGTGCATGGCAGCATCCATGACCCAGCGTTCCAGGATAAAGTGCGGATCGTTTTGTTCATTGATCACTGCCGACACCATTTCTGAGGCCTGTCGTGCGGCGTATTCATCACCTTCATCATCAGCCACAAATTCAAAGTTGACTTCACCGTTGGGCACCAGGCCTTTGGTGATAACTGCGGTAGCGTAATCCACCACTGGTTTGACTGAAGGGTGAATATAGTCAATGCCGTTGACCGGTGCTGTGGAGTCGGTAACTGCCAGGCACAAGTAGTGGTAATCACTGGCTCTGTTGATGGCGTTTTTGGTGCCCAGATAGCGTAGATAGGATGCCATTTTCACATCCATCAGGTTCTTCATACGCACAAAGTTTGAATTGATTCGTCGGTTTTGATTGATACGGTCAATCGTAATATTTTTTAGGTCAAGCACAGTGGTTTCCTCACGATATGTTATTTAGCGGTTCGGGCTAAACCCAGTTCTAATGGTGCGTTTGATTGGCCTGCACAGCAGCCAAGTGACAGGCCTGGCATGAGATGGGGTCTTCATCTTCGCCCATCTCATACACTTCGTAGATCCGGTTCATGGCAGTGTTGATGTGTTCAAATGCCTGCGTGTGCCGTTCACACAGCACAGTGGCACCACCGTCCATCATGATAAGATATTCTGCTAATTCAATTGTGTTCATTCCAGGTGGCCCATTTCAATAAGAATGCTGTTTTGTCCGCACAGGTTTCTGGCCAAATTAAATCGGCCATTTCACGCACAGTGACCATGCGTCCTGCAAACACCCAGGGTGGCACAGGATCCTCCCACATGACAGGTGCTGTGTGTGCTTGAATGGCTTGTGCTGTGCGTGAATCCATGTTATCCTTGTGCGTTGAAGGCACGCTTCCATGACGGCTTGTTGGAATCATCAAACTTCACATAGCGATCACGCTGTGCGGCCATGCGTTGTTGTGGGCTCTTGTCATCCCAGGGTTCGGCAATGCCTTGCAAGCAGGCCAACAGTGCGTAACGAGCAGAATCAATACAGTCATCCGGATCCGAGAATCTGCCTTGTGTGTCCACATAGTAGTTGGAGGCTTCTCTCAAGAAGTCCACGCAGTTCTCATTCACATGCAACACGCCCACTTCCAGCATCTGTCGCATTTGGTTTATGCCATAACTCTTGTGGTTGGTTCTGCGTCCTTGTGCATCTGGTGGGTTCATTATGGCACCTTCGATCACATTGAGTTCATACTGTTCAAACAGTTCGCGGATTGATGTTGAACTCATGGTGTAGCGTCCGGGCGTGGAGGCATCTGCTGGCAACACAATGGGTGTGCCATACACTTCGGGTCTCAAGAGATGATTGATGTATTGCGTGGGCACTGCTTCTTCAACTCCTTGCACCACAATCTGACGATGCAGCCAGGCTTCGCGTTCGCGTGGTTCCCAATACATCAAACTGATCACAGTTTTGTCATTCACAAGGCCCAGGTCCAGAGCAATGACTCTCTGTATTTGAGGCATGCGGCTGAAGTCATAGTCGCCCGTGGTATAGACAGGCCAGGATCGGATCTGAAACACCGCACCCTTGCCCATGATTGGACGGCCTTGCATGCGAGCCTCTCGCTCGTGCGGCAGGTAATCACGTTCCAATTGCTGTCGCGTGTGTGCCAAGAGAAAGGGTTCGTGCCAAAGATCATACTCAGGCACATCGTCCCAAGACACACGAATGTAATCGTAACCCTGTTCACGATTCCAGAATTTTGATACCAGGCCATTCAATCCTTTTAGCGGTGTGAAACTGCACAGGATCATGCCCTGTGTGGTAGCAGTGCGTGTGACAATTTCTGAAAAGAAATCATCTGGTGGCTGCTCATCAAACACAGCCAGGTCCAATTTGAAACCCTGCAGTTGTCGCACCTCTTGTGTGTAGTTAGCAAACAGCAAATAACTCTTGCCTCCCGAGGAGTGACGTATCTCAACACCAATACAGTTGGCCCCATCCGACCGCATGGTGTCTCTAATGATGCAGTCACGCGGTATGGCTCCTGTGCCTAATGAATCACTCTGTTTGATGTCTGGAGCACCCAACAGTTCATTCTGTAGCACCAGGGCAACTTGACTCCAACCTTCACCAGCAACCATCACAGTTATTGGTTTGTTGTAGCGTTTGCCCACCCACCAGTCAGGATAGCGACCAGTTAGATGCATGGCAGTTTCATAGCAGGTTGAAACTGTTTTGCCAATTCGGTTGGCTGCCAGGATACCTCTACGATCACTCTGGGTCTGAAAGAACTCACGCTGGTGATCAAATGGTCTGAAGTATTCCAATTGATTGTGCCGCATGTGATCCGCCACTTCGATAGCAAGATCTCTAAAGTGTTCTTGTGTAGCATGATCAAACTGGGAGAGACTGTCAGGCTTGAGGTTGTTTTGTTCACACACATACCGGATGGCCCTGCGCATCAACACGCCTGGATCCAGCATTATAGGGCCTCAGGAATGGGCCAGTGTTCACGCAGTTGCTCCAGTTGCCATAGAGCCTGTGTGAGACTGTGAATGTCATCAGCAGAGGCAGGCCAGGTGTCTGGTTGGTCCAGGTGGCAGCCTTCCGGCTTGGCCAGGCAGGCAATCAATCTTTCAGCAATCAGTCGCATTGAGTGTTCAATCTGTCCAGGCAAGCGAACCACAAAGGCCTCACGGTGTGCCGCATTGATGCCTTGCATGATCTTGACATCTCTTGCACGCCGTTGTTCTACTGCGGCATGTATGGTGGCGTCTCTTAGTTCTTGGCTCACGACTGCAAGTCCCAGGGGTTGGCAGCGGCACGTTGATCCAGGCTCACAAAGTCACGGTCAATGTATTTGAGCCATTGATTGGAGTCGTTGTATTTGAGTGTCTGCATCATGGCCTTGAGTCTGCGACCCACAGGTGTCATTGAGCCATCTTCGCGTTGCACAATCTGTTCGCCTGTGCGTGGATCGGTCCACTTGATGATTTCAGGTCTCATGCGGCCAAACTTGTCAATCTTTTCACCGTAGGGCTTGGGTTCAATTGGTCCCAGCACTTCATAGGTGATGCAACCATTCTTGTATTTGCGGAATGTGCAGTGCATCTTGACCCCGCGGGCATGATAGTCTGGATCAGAATGTGGCACAAACGCAGTGAAGAATTCGTTCTGAATCTCATCACGGTGCGGAATCTCTGGATCACGCGGTGGCAAAGCCTTCATGGGCTCTTCTGGCACAAGGTCAGCACGGTCCAGGTAAGGATTGCCCTCGCCCACAAACTTGGGATCCACTGGCTCACCGTTGAGCACATCCATGGCCACTTGGTATTTGAGTTTGTTGGCACGACCTTTTAGACTCAGCACCACACCTGTTTCGTCAAACACAAAGCGTTCAAGGTCAGTGGCAGTGGGAAAGTCTGTCATCAAACCTTCTATGTCGTATTCGGGTGACGCAGTGGTGGGAGTGGCCGTGGCAGCAGGGCGTGCTACTGACACTGACTCATGACCAGGATTGGATTCTAAGAAATCGCGTGCCTGTTCTTTTGTGGTGCCAGCAGGCAGTGTAACTTCTGCTTTGGTGGTTTTCTTTTTGGGGGTTTCTTTTGGGACATCATCCCAGATGTTGGCGTTGTCGCCAGGAGGTTGGTTCTTGTTCATTGTCTAAGCCTTTCTAAACTATACAAAAAAACAGTCTCAACCCAGTGTCAAGACTGTGGGGGTTTTAATAACCGCTTGTGGCACCTAACGCACCACGACGAGCACCTGCAGACTTTTGTCGGCCTGCGTTGCCTCGAGTAGGTCCACGACCCACATTGGTCCTGGTATGTAGGCCTTCCACTGCTGGTAGGTGGAATGGTTCCATTCCTCGGCCGCGGGCTGCCACAGCGTCTGTGATCATCGTGGCCAGTTCTGACTTCTCTGAACCAGTGCGTGACTTTTCAGCCATGAAGTCTGCTCGCTTGGAGCCTGTTGATTGGTTGCCAGTTGTTGGGCCACGCTTGACATTGATTTCACGGGCTTCTGGATTCTTTGTTGATATTCTTGCCATTTTGTTTTCCTTAAACGATCACGCCTGTTAGATACACAGTGACGTTGGCTGTGGTTGCCACGCTCACATACAGGTTGCCATCAGCGGCACCCATGGTGTTGAGAGTGAACAATGTGGGTGCTCCTGGAATCACAATGGCTCCACGACCTGGTGTGCCATTCACAGGAATCACTGCATCACTATCAAACTCATTGAAACTGGCATGCACTGCTACCACTGTGTTTGATGTTGCAACAGGAATGCTGACCAACAGTGCGTTGGGAACATCAGCATTGCCTATCTCTAATTGATACAAGGCTGAATCATCTGACGCATCTATTGCCCAGTTGGTTCCTTGAATTTGAAATGGTGTGTTCACAGTCTCGTCCTTAATATTGGCTCTTGGGGCCATAGTTGAAGTTGGTTTCGCCACGACTGGTTGAGGGTGTCTTGCCTGCTGTTTCACGATTGAAACTACCACCACCGCTTTGTCCCATGCGGATCCGGTCTGGGTTGCCTGCATAGTTCTGTCCGGCTTTGGGATCCCATGACCTTGTGCCACCAGGTGTGCGAACCTGTGCACCACCATTGATGTAGTCTGGGTTTTTGATCTTCATGCTGGAAGGCAATGCATCAGTTGGTGCGGCACGGAATGAGTCTTTGGTCACACTGGCCATTGCACCGGGCTTGCCTGGCCGGCCACAGCCCATGTTGCCCTTGGTAGGACCACGACCCATGTTGACTTCACGACCATCATTCATGTGACCTGACCATGTGTTGGTCTGGTATTTAGAACTCTTGGAGGGAGCCATACGCTCCATGCCATCAAAGTTCATGTTGGTATCTGATTGTGTAGAACGATTTTTCATTACATTTTTCCTTTAGACATTGAGTCTTTTTTCATTGTGGCAGAAATCTTCTCGCCTGTTTTCTTTTTCTTACCTGCCACAGCATAGGCAATGGCCACTGCTTGTTTTACTGGTTTGCCCGCGGCAACTTCAGTCCGGATGTTCTTTTGGAACGCTTTAGGCGATTTTGATTTGTCTAATGGCATTGTGTTTGTCCTCTATGTTATTTAGTCTTTACTGGCAATACCGGTGATTTGCGCTATGGCAGCGGCAAAGGCAGCCTGCTTGGTGGCAATCACATCTTCAGATTCCAGCACAGTGACCTCAGAGCGATCAGCAATCATCTTGTTCATGAAGGCTTTGTCGTAGTCTCTAACGCCACCCCAGTCTTCTCTGTGAATGGCCAGCACATAGTTCTTGGCCAGCAACTGATCATAACTCTCTCCTGACTGCAATTCAATCTGTGCCATGAGGTCTTCAATCTTGATCTTGGTGGTAGAACCTTTGGGGCGGCCGCCTCCTGGTCTTGCGCCACCGCGTGAGGGTGCCCGCTGCCGGTTTGCAGGCATTGTTTTTTTTGTTTTTGTTTCCGTTGTCATACGGATATTTATGCGGCCACAAAAAAGCCCGGCGGATTCCGGGCTCAAACCTTCCAGACTAACTTGCAAGCAGCCACTGGGGTTTAGATCATTCTGCGGCCTCCAGTTCGTTAGTAGAAATTTCAATAGGTTCAGCATCATAGCCTTTTAGATAAACATACAATCCATCCAATGACATATTCAGCAAATCTGGATTGTCGTAAGCCAGGTCATTTACATGATCCAGGAACTCACCAATAGTAATGTGTTTCATTCTGCGGCCTCCAATTCTTGTTCTACCAAATCAACAGCATTGTATCCAAACCCATCTGCGTCTTCTACGCAACATAGGTCTTCAACCGTATACTCCTGGTTGAGATACTGGGCAAGTTCTTTCAGTGTGCTAAATTTCACAGTCTCTATACGCTTGTGATATTGACCAAAAATAGTGTATTTCATTCTGCGGCCTCTTTTAATAACATTTTTCGCGGTATTCTTCTAAATCACCGCCAAGTTCTTGAAAATAACGATCCTGGCGAGCGTTGAGATCTTGTTGCTGATAACTTGCCAAGTTGTCTTCATCGTAGTCAAAATCTGCTACTGCCAACCGCCAAGCACGGTCCATAAGGGATTGTAGTTTATTTGCGGTCATTCTGCGGCCTCTTGTTCTTCAGTTTCAATAGTGATATCGTCTGGTTGTGTTTCAAGACCTTTTTGCTCACGCACCAATTCACACACCTGGTCATCTGTAATCTCCCATCCTGCTTGATCATCTGCTTCCTCACGCAGATACTCTTCCAAAGCCGCAGGATCTATCTGCTCCAGGCTATCAACTTCAAAATGATCCAACACTTGATCTTCATCAACCAAATGTTCATACTCACCACTAACCATATAGGTATAAGGCACGGTAATCTTAAAAGTTGTCATCTCACGCTCCTTGCGTTTGTTAGTAAGTCTATAGTATAACAAAATGTGATTTTGGGGTCAACCCGTGTGTTGCGTTTATGCAACAATCCAACCGTTGCGTGATTCATCTTTGGTCAATGTTTGATAGGAGCCATCTGGACTTACAGCATGACCACCATCTTTCAACATGCCAAAAGTTCTTTGGAATCAATCATTATTGGCTTGGATTTTGTATGCCTCTTTGATATTAGGACACAGGACTTGACTTGTTTGTGCCAATGGAATAAAAGTGCCAGACTTGATTTTTGCCATCTCATGCTCCTTGAAGCGTTTGTTTGTAAGTCTATAGTATAGCATCATGTGAATTAGCGGTCAATGTAATGCCAAAGTATTACTTTTGACTGTAGGGTTTTTGGGTAGCAATAAGTATTACCATGAAGACACCCAAACTAAAGTATTACTATCATGCCTTGAGTCCCGAAGAGTATTCTGAATTCGAACACAGCCGAACAATTGAGGTGTCCGGTTCAGTTGTATATGACATCAACACAATGGCCATGCGGGGTCGCACACACATTGTGCTGACCGGTGCCGCGGTCACATGTGATCAGGAATATAGAGACAGAACCAAGACCTGGGCTCCGGTGTATGTGCTACGCATTGCCGCTGATGACATTCGTAGAGATCTCCTGGCTCCTGTGGTGAACCAAATCTTGATCTATCACTATCCTGCAACCTTGCATGTTGAGCACTGTGGTGTGGAACTGATTGAATTGGACACCACAACCGGTATCACACCGCGTGATGATCAGTATCAGATCTTTGTGGGTGATCAACCACGAGTTGTAGGGTAATCATGACAGCAAGAACGACCTGGCGTTGGTCACGTGGTGCCTGGCGTGAGCGGCAGGAACCTTATGAACTGGATCGGACCACACGTGCCTGGTTGGCTCAGCGTGTTATTCAAACAGAGAGGCCAGCCGCTCCGCAGGAGAGTTGTGATTCAACGAAGCCTGTGCCAACTCCAGGGCCTGTTCGTGACTCTCACAGCGATGTGTGATCGAAGCCAGGCTGTCGGCTGACACCACTGTCACACCCGAAGCGGTTTGCCTTGCGGTTCTCGTGAGTCCGCGATAAACACCCCAAGGGCATGCATGACGCACCACATGATCCCAACCTTGCTTTCGAAAGTTTCTGTAAGTGGGATCCACTGTCATTTCCACAATCTCATTGTCACCCACACACTGAAATGTCAATCGCCACATTGTGACACCATTTTTACCTGGTTGTTCACGGCGGTCTATCAAGATATATTCGTCATTCATACTGAAATTTCCCGTAACAGTTGTTGTAATCGAACACTGCGTATGCCACTGCCCAGAACCTCACGTGATCTCAAATCACGAGTGTGAGATTCGATGTCCAGGCGTTGAGATTCAGCCCAGGGTCTTGGACGATCAATGGGTCTTGCACGCCCATTGAGATAGTATTGACGTCCTGTGAGATTTTCCATGGTTATCAGTTGTTCACGTGTGAGTGGCATTGTGTTTCCTTTGTGTTATTGTATGAGATTTCAAGATCTCTTGCGAGATCTATTGAATGTCTTGCGACATTCAATGTTGCCTATTTCAGAAATAAAGTTTATAACTCATGACCAAGAAGCCATAGGACGGCTAAATGTAGGGTGTTCAAAAAAAACATGCCTACATCGAACCTTTCCTACAACCTCTTGTTCACGCCAGGTCAAAATATTCTCTCTAAAAATACTTTGACCTGTCGTCCCTCACGGGCAAGGATTGACTTACAGAGCGTTACCCCAGAGATCTTTGACTATAGCATACTCTGGCCCATTGCTGGGGACTCTACGGCACTCCAGTGGTTCCAAGTCCGTAAGTTGAACTTGGCTGGCGGGAGCCTTTAGCCTCATTATTACTCCCATTTTCCAACTCGTTTATACTGCGGCCAGTTTTTTTTGTTGTCTTGCCTGAATGTGTCGTAATCTTTGTTGCCTGAATTCTATGCCGTCTATGATTGATAATAATTTGCGTCTGTGATATAGTGAAAGTTCGTGTTCATATCGGTAGCACCACTGCCAGCAATGAGTCCAGATCTCAGTATCCTTGGGGGAGAACCAAATGCTGTGCTCATCAAATTCCAGTAGCAGTGCCACATTGCTGATGTTGGGATGATGTTGTATTTTGGACAATGATAAACCATGCCTGCGAGCCCAGTCTGAAATACGCCAGTTTTGACGAACTTCCTGCTGATCACGTGAATAGTTTTTTTCTGCTGATAAATTGGATATCATTGTTTACTTTAACTTCCTGTGGAGTATTTAGCAAGTATAACAGAATTATGCTTTTTTCCTAATCTTTTGGTAGATAAGTATTGAGTGCTGAAACCAAACAATAATAAAAGCACTTTCCAAATCCCTGCAGAAATGTGGGGATTTTTTTCACTTGCATAAATATTATAGACAGCAGTGTGGATCATAGAGATATGATTAAACGCAGTCTGAGACTCACAGACCGCTCCACGGAAATGACATTTTGGGGGCTCCTATAAAACTTGGTGTATTGTTTACATCATTCCTGTTATTGAGTCCCACACTGCTGTCATCCTTGATCGTAAAAAAGCCCCCGGGTCGGGGCTTTTTTATGGCTGTCTTTTGACCAGTTCTCTGTGACTGGCTGTTTTGATATACTTGGCTCGGTTCACTGTGATATCCAGGTGCCGGGCAACTTCGGTAAATCTCATGTGAACTATGCGTTCCAATTCCTCGGTGGCATATGTGGCCACAATATCCTCCACTGTGGGCTTGCGTGGTGGCACACCATGGCGATGTCGCTTGTTCCGAAACATAATGGTCTGCATGTCATATCTGTCGCCAATAAACAGGTGATCAGGATTCATACAGGCCATGTTGGAGCAGGAGTGCAACACCATTTCCCGGCTGGAGATTGCTCGTTGATATTTAAGTCTGGCCGCTACTCTATGCGTAGTAACCATGATGGCCGCATTGTCTGCGTGACGCACAGCATGTGTCATGCCATAGCCCTGTTTGTGTTGTCCTGCGTCCCAGTGTGTGCATCCCAAATGATTGGCATCCGGCACTTGATGACGTTGATAGTATTCCCAGTTGATTGATATGTCATACACAGGTGTTAGTGGTATTCGGGGTCTTCCCATAAGTATTCTCCTTGACTTATTTATATATAAGTAAAGCACGAGAAAGGATTAGTTATGAACTGGACTTGGGAATCAACCGCAGGCACAGATGTGCCGCACATGGTGCGAATGGCTGAACAACACTTTGAACAAGAGATAGATCAAATCTTTCAACCAGATCCTGTGGCCTATGCCAGGAACTTGACCTTGGCCACAGTGCAACAATTTTACAATAGTCGAACCGAACTGTTAAAAGTCGCTAAAGAACATGATACTGACCGTATCCTCGCTTATACCTGGGCTATCCGTGGCGAACGTGCCCCGTGGTCTGATGATGAGATGATTTGTGCAAAAATGGCACATGTGGACTCGAGTCTGCCTGTTCGTCAACGTTTACGGCTGGTTACAGGCATGATTGTGCTTTGGGAGACTTGGGCACAAGCATGTGGTGTGCCTGTGGTATGTTCAACCACCATGCGGCGTGATCAAGAGGGTTTTTTGGAAATACATCGCAAGTTAGGCTACGATGTGCGTGGGTCATATGCTTACAAAAGATTGGGATTATAATGAAAACAGATTTATTAAAAAACGAAATAGATGATGCAGAATCACATGCAAAAGCAATAATAGAATCTATTATTGATCAAATTGTATTTGGTCCACGGATGAATGAACAACAGATCAAAATTATATGGACCAACATTGAACATAAAGCCCAGCAATTTAAAAACGGTTGAACACGACACAAGCCACGCCTGCCAATTCGTTGAACCCCAGTTAGAAACTGGCAAAATCACTGGGTTCTTGATAGTGTTCTGGGCCAGTTAACCTTAAATGGGTGCTCTGCGTGTGTGACGACCTTCAAGATCCAAGGTGGCTTCGATCTTCCAGGCAAAGGTGGCAATGGTGCCAATGTGATCGGCTGCCATGTTGTCCACATCAGGATAGTTGACTTCTCTGGCAGCGTCAGCCAGATCATGATACACATCAATTAGCGTGTTTAGGTTTTCCCAAACTGTCATTAAAAGTTCTTCACTGTCGCCATCTACATCTTGATCTTCTACGTCGCTCAAACTGATAGTTTCGCCAAGACTCACAGGCACTCCGCCCAGGCCACATGACTGTATCTTTTCACCCACTGTGTCCACTGTGTCTTGTAGGAATTCATAAATCTTTTGTAGCAGTTTGTGATCTGAATAAAAGGTTCTTGAACGGATATTGATGTGTGCAATGTGTGCTCTGTGATAGGCCACAAATACCGAACTGTAGGTTCTTGTGAGTTCTTCGTGTAGTTGATCTAATGGGTTCATGGTTGTCCTAATACTTTCTTGGCGGCCTTGAGTCTCACAGCCATTTGAATTGCTCGTTCATTGTCTTGTTGCGGAAAGTCACCACCAAACATGCCTGGTGCTTGGCCACCCAAACTTGCATCAACACTTTGACGCTGTTGATAGCGAGGTTGCTGTTGGAAGTTTTGGTTGGCTGATTGCATCATGCCCAAGCCAGGTTGTGCCAACATGCCCACAGGGTTGAACATACTTGCGGCACCTAAACCACTTAGAGTGGCTCCGGTATAGTCACCTTGCTGTGCTTGTTGAACGCCTTGTCCTGCTTCCAGTGCGGCACCCACAGGTGCAGCCACTTTACTTACACCACGCAGGATAGGTGCGGCAATTCTTCCGGCACGTGTGAACAGTCCAGGAGCAGATTCAGAATAGACAGCAAGTTTGGCTGCAAGATTAGGATCTTTCTTGGCCATGGTCTGAATTTCAGGATGCTCATTTAGATATTTTATCACAGCATCATTTTTGCCTGCTTTCCAAGCATCCGCCATGCCTTGATAAAGATCTCCACGACCAGCATCTCTAAGAGCATCACGCACTCCCCAATAAGGTTCCATGGTAGTTGTGCGTCCACTGGGCAATGGCACACCCTGGCTCACGCTTTGTGCAATTTTTTGTCTTGCTTCATTGGCCGATTGCAAGGTGTTGATGCCACCCACAACAGGAGGTAAACCATGAGATACCAACAGTGTGTCTGCCACAGCACCCACAGGATTTGTCTTGTATCCTTGTATGGCTCCTTTGGCAGCATCCACAAAAGGACTCACAGCACCAGAAGCAATTGGGCCAAGACCAGTGGGGCCAGGGATTCTTGCACCCATGGCAGGTATCACTGTGTCTTCATAGTCTGATGAGACTTCTGTGTTGGCCGGAGCAGTTAAAGGTGTGGCCGCATTTAATTTTTGTAACAAAGCAGGATCTGACACATATTCTTCAGACTTGGTTTGAGGAGCAGTGGCCGCAACAGAACTATTTAATTGTTGTAAGAGTTCTGGATCCTTGACGTATTCATCACTCATTGTTTCTTCCAGCCCTTGCCATCGTAAACATAAGTCACGCCATCCACTGTGCTGGTTGCTCCTGTGACAGGGCCGCCTGTGGATTTGACATCTGCAGGCTGGGCACCTGTATCATACTTGGGCTTTTGTCCAACCTTGGCTCTGGCACGATCAACACCACGTTTGATTGTGTCTTCCAGGATGGTGGCATTGCGTTTAAATTCAACTTCCGAAATACCAGGATCACGCAAGGCAGCAATGGCTTGTTCCGCTTTGGTGCCTTCAACTTCGGTAATTGAACCGCCACCACGCAGACTGTTGAATGCTTCAAGAAATTGTTGTCCTTGCAGTTGTTTGTATTTGGCTTGCCAATCTCTTGCGGCAGTTCCGGGCAACTGCAGGATACCAGTTATGCCAGGCACACCCACATTGGTTTCAAATCCAGGATTGGGTTTGGGACGACCATTGCGATCCATTTTGATGTTGCCTTTGGCATCTGTTTCATACAACACATCATTGAGTGTGCGTAGAGTGTTTTCTGCACTGCTTTCAATTTTAGGCAGGGCTTCGCGGTCTGCTACTAAATTTTCAGCAGTTTTGGTTGCTTCAGTTTTGGATCCTGCGGCGGCTGCCAATCTTTCGGCTTGCATTTGTGCAGGAGTTTTTGCACCACCTGCCACAGGCAATGGAGCCTGACCAGTTGCGGCTGTGCCAGGCACAGCAGGGGCCACAGCAGGTGCGGCAGCAGATGCAACGCCACCAGCGGCAGGAACAGCAGGAACAGCAGGAACAGCAGGTGCACCAGTGGCAGCAGGTTGAGCCAGGCCAGGCACTGTGGGTTGTGCTTGTCCAATCAATTCACCATTGGGATTGAGACCCATTTGGTCAGGTGTGAGTGGAGCCATACCAGCAAGAGCCCGCTCGTTGTTGACTTCTTTGAATGATTGTATTCTTGCGGCAGCAGTTTGTCCAACAAACGCCTGTTGACGTTT